CTGTAGTGTAAGCCCGATTAGGATAAGGGGACTTAGGGAAAGTCCTATGTTGTGATCCCATAAGATCGCTTAGGATTCATCCCATGCCGCTAGATCGCGGTCTTTTAGGAGCCAGTATGAACCCCTGTATTCGCTGCCAGTTCGTGATTGAGAATCGTCAGAATGTGATGAACTCAAAGTGCGGCCACCCTGACCTCCAGGTCTTCAATGTGGTGACGGGCGACAAAGAACCTCTCTTCTGCACCACCGCACGCATTCGCGGTAACAAGTGCGGCCCCGAAGGAGAGCTGTGGGCTTATGACGATGCCTTTCCTCCTGCTCAGGAGTGGGAAGAATGAGATACGTCTATCGCCCTTCTCATGAGGCTATCGAGGCTCGCCGTAAAGGTGCTATGGATGTGCTGTTTGCCATCTTCCTCGGTTTGTGTGGCGCACTCTTTTTCTTCTTCTTCCTATGAACGTCTACAAAGCAATCAATCAAGTCCAGGCCGAGCTTTCGACCATTGGCATCACCAAGAGCCGCCGCAACAACCAGGGAAGCGGCTACAACTTCCGAGGCATTGATGATGTGTATAACGTGGTCTCGCCTCTCCTGGCGAAACACGGGTTGTGCATCCTTCCTCGCGTTCTGAGCCGGGAGTGTGTGGAGCGCCACTCAAAGAGCGGTGGGGCTTTGTTCTATGTCACCGTCGAGATGGAGTTCGACCTGGTGAGCGCCGAGGATGGATCAAAACACACCATCAAAACCTTTGGGGAAGCGATGGACTCTGGCGACAAGGCCACGAATAAGGCTATGTCAGCAGCCTACAAGTACGCAGCATTCCAGGCGTTTGCGATCCCAACAGAGGGAGACAACGACACCGAGAACCAGACGTATGAGGTTCTTGGCAACGAAGACCATGCGTTTGAGGCTCAACACCTAGATGCGCTCAGAGATGCAGCTATGGAGGGCTTAGACGCGCTCCAGGCGGCTTTCAAGGCTATTCCTGCATCTCCGGCTAAGACTCGGTTCTGGACGAAGCACCAGGCCTCATTGAAGGGAGCGGCGAAATGACAGACCAAAGGTCTCCAGAGTGGTTCGCTCAACGAGCCGGAAGGGTCACCGCATCCTCTGTCTACAAAGTCATGGCAAAGACCAAGACTGGTTATGGAGCAGATCGGGACAACTACAAAGCCCAACTGGTCGTCGAGAGGCTCACGGGTCAACCCGCCAAGACTTACTCCAATGCAGCGATGGAGTGGGGAGTCCAGACAGAGGCTGAGGCTAGGGCCGCATACGAGGCTCTGAAAGGCGTCCTGGTGACCGAGGTGGGGTTCATGCCTCACCCGACCATTGAGATGTGCGGAGCCTCACCGGACGGGGTTGTCGGAGAGGGATTGGTGGAGATCAAGTGCCCTGAAACGGCCACCATGATCGACCAGCTCCTGACAAGAAAAATCCCGGATAAGTATTTCAAACAGATGCAGCTTCAGATGAAGTGCGCCGACAAGAAGTGGTGTGACTTTGTGGTCTATGACCCGAGGATGCCAGAGAGTATGCAAATGTTCGTTGCTCGAGTGGAGAGGGACGAGCGTTTCATAGCAGAGATGGAAGCCGAGATCGTCAAGTTCCTGGCAGAAGTCGATTCAACCGTAACTCAATTGAAAGCACAGTATGAGCAAAGTCATGTATGAGATTTCCGTGGTTGTTGGCAAGTACACCAACAAAGAAGGCCAGGAGAAGAGCCGCTATCTCAAGATCGGATCGGTCATCGACACCAAGAACGGCCCCATGCTCAAGATGGACTGCACACCAAATGTAGAGGGCGGTTGGAATGGCTGGGCCTACATGAACCCTCCACGCGAGGAAGACAAGTCCGATAAACCTCGCCGTAACCGAGAGCAGAACGACATGGATGTACCCTTTTAAGGGTAATCACTAGGCCACCTCTTCATAAGGTGGCTTATCATTACACAGTCCGTTAAGCGAAAGGAAGCCGAAATGAGTGGACTAGCACGAAACACCGATCCCGACACCTCCCACGAGGCAGCGAAGATCAACACCACCACCCTGGAGAGCAGGGTGTTTGAGGTCATCAACGCGAATGGCCCAATGACCACGGAGGAGATCGCCCGGGCAACTGGAATAGACCTCCAGAGCATCACACCCAGGATCGCTCCTCTGATGCGCCTTGGAATTCTTGTAGATACAGGAATTAGGAAGCCTGGTGCATCTGGCCGCAACCGCCGAGTGATTGGAGTCAAAAATGGAGTTTGAAACCTACATCGGTGACTGCACCGTCGAAGTCGAGGCTCAGGTCGGAGAGTGCCGCGCCAAGATCATTAGCCTGACCATCAATGGCCTGGAGTTTCCGGTGGAAGCTCTTAGCGCCAAGACGCTCCATCGCCTCGAGGATGAAGCAGATCGGAAGGCGCAGGAATGAGCTTCATTGATTGGGTGATCTTTTGCATCTTGTGTGTTTTTGCGGAGGCCAAATGAAAACAAAGCTCAATATCAAACTGCTTTCGATGGTCAGAAAGCATTGGAGCAATCCAGAACTACCAAGAGAGGTGAATCGGGCCTACCAAAGAAAGTGGGTCAAGTCGCTTCGATTCTTAGGAGACAACTGGGCACTTGCTCAATACGAAGAGCGAAAGGAAAAGGAAAAGAAATGAAAATCCTCTGTTTCTTTGGACTCCACCGCAGAACAATGACCAATAACCGTATCCGCTGCACCAGGTGTGGCCGCTTCCTCAAGAAATGAAGAACGAAAAGGTATTAGAACTTCTCAAAGACGGGCCAATGACCAGCGCGGAAATCTCAGAAGCACTAGGCATCTGCGCTCACCACGCCTCCTCAATGATGCTCAGGCTCATCAGAGAAAACAGAAAGCGCCCACAGCTTGTACACATTAAGAGCTGGGTCACAGACCACAAGAACCAAAGAAGGTATCCTCGCGCACTCTACGAACTCGGGGCAGGCCCGAACGCTAGAAAGCCTAAGCCCGACCCAAACGCCAGAAAGCGTGAGTACGAGGCCCGAAAGAAATCAATCCTCAAGACCTCGAGTGTCTTTAACCTAGCCGTACCCCTGAAATGTTTACGCTCCCGAAGTACACCTGGGACAAAGACCGCGAACTCTGCAAGCAATGCAAGCACTTGAGAGAAGAGCCGCGCAAGCACAGCCAGTACACCAGCATCTCAATGTCTTGCGTCAAAAACCCTTACAAAGCCAGTAAGGGGATCGGGTCTTGTATAGACAACCGAACCAGGGGGCCGTGCGGCCAAGAGGGAAGGCTATTCGAGGCTAGCTCTCAGCCAGAAGGTACAGCCCAACATTGCTGAAGGAATAGCCTGCGTACACCACGCACATGGGCCAATTTCCTTTGAGTCCCTGCTCTAGAGCGATCCAGGCGTAGATACAGCCTGTCAGGGCTATGAGCCAGCCACTCATTGCCTAGATGATCTGTCGGCTATCTTGCGCTGGATTGCTTGGGATTCTTCCTCAGACACAGGCTGAGAATGCTCGAATAGCGTGCCGTCATCTAGCATCGCGTGGAGCTGGGCGATGAGTTCTTGCAGCTCTTCCTGGGTTCCATCGAAGTCGTCAAAGCACCCAGGAGCGAACTCAAGTTTCAGCTTTTCGGTCATGCTCAATCGGCAAAAAGCCGCCCCCTGAAGTACGCCTTTCCGTCATCCCGGACTGCACAGAACTCTGGATGGAGCAAAGTTCCCCCCTTCCAGGTCAACACCGCGAATCCTGATTGCCAGTTTAGCCCAGGCTTGCCGAGTCTGTAATCGAATTCTTGTTGATCGTCATCGGCTAGCATCCCGGTCTTGATGCCGTAGTGGGTTCCCTTGAAGCCCTTGTGTGCTTTGCAGCCTAGCTCATGAGTGTGTCCGGTGACTGTATGACACCCACCCTTTAATACATCATTCCATCCCGAGTGAATCCCGGCGTGCCAGTCATGGATGATGACCATGTCGTCGTTGACATCAATACGATCAGAGTCCATCCATTGAGGCAAGTGGTCTCTTAGGGTAAACCCCGCAACACCCTCATATTGGGGAGCCATAGAAGACAGCCTTGATTCAAACCTGGCGCAATGGTTCCCGTAGGTGCGGAACAGATGTGTGCCCGGAATGATCGCCCGTTCGATATCGCCAGTTCGCTCTATGACGGCATCAAGTTCCTGTTTGACGGTTGGGACTTGCTTCCACCTGATCCGTGGATGGCGGCTGATGCTACCCCCGTCCAGGATGTCTCCGTTGAGAACGACAGCCTTGACCTCGTTTCCCATTTCGGTGATGAGATTGCACAGGGCTTTATGAGCGATAGGAACCACTCCGGGAGAGTAGTGGGCATCCGATCCCACCAAGACCACTCCATCATGGATTTCTAGGCGGTTGACATCCCGCCTCGAGGACATGATCGCTCTCAGGGCCATTGGATCGTGCTTCAGAGCCTTTGGACTGCTTGCCACTAGAGCAATGCCATGCCGCTTTTCGATTGCGTCCCTGCGTAAATAAATGGCTCTCAGGCTAAGGCCCAGTTGCTCACTCAAGCGAATAGGAGAGCCTCCAGATGAGTGCCATGCAGCAATAAACTGCTCATCGCGCTTCTTACTAACGTGACCCATCATGTTCCCTGAACAAGACCGACTCAAGAACGTTGATAACCCCGTGTTCAGCAGCGTCTAACTGCTCCGGGGTAGCGCCACGGTCTTGTGCGATGGCGATCAACTCATGGAGGAAAACATGAAGCACCTCGTGGAGTGCTGTCTGGGATAGGGACTTATTGTTTATCGGCGTTGCACCGAAATCCCCTAAGCGGTAAGTCGCTAGCTTCGCATCGTCGTTGAACTCGACTGATGCCATTGCATCCTTGGCCTGTTTCTGGCCGCGCTCTATTCGCCATCGGTGCAGGCCCAGCAAGTCCTGCCATTGCTTGACAAAATCATCGAATTGCTCTGCCTGGACTACGGTAGGAACATTCTGATGTTTTGCCATACATCACCTATAGGCTTGAGAGGAAAAGCTCTCTTTCTGCTTTCCTGCGTTTAACCAAGCCGGGTAAAACCCTGCCGCCGCCCTTAGTCCAGTCCATCAGATGATCTGCGGCCTGCTGCCACTCTCCGCGATTGGCCTTGATGCGAATCTGGCTTCGCTGAAGATTGCCTAGCCCAGCGTTGAACGCAAAAGAGACAAGAGCGTCGAATGCGCCTTGATACTCAGCCACACCGGGCACAAGACGAAGAACACCGCGCTCAAAAGATTGGACATCATCATCGAATAATCGATTGATCTCCTCCTTAGACCAGACACGGCTGTCCTCCGCTTTGAGTGGAAAGTCACTTCTAAGAATCCCGGTATAGCCCTCTTTCCTGACCACCGGGAGCCTGATCTGCTCTTGATATAGAACATGGCCATAGCCGATCGTCCAGATCGTCGCCGGGCATAAGTAAGGCTTGAGCCTGCACCCCTCGTAGAGATGCATTAACTCAGCGCCCTCTTTGGAGAGCTTCATTTCTTCCAGGAGCGTGACCCGAACCAGAATCCAATGATCCCGCCGAGCATTGCCATCTCGTCATCGGTGAAGATCACCTCTGTGACCCGCAGGAGGTCGTCGATGTTCTGAATCAGGCTTGGATGGGTGAAGGCATACCAAGCAATCACCCCGTTTACCGCGATCAGCTCAAGAATAAAGATGTATGTGACTGTAGGCCGGACAGTCCCGACATAGTTCGCCACCCACTTAGAGGCTTTCTCTAGCACCTTCTCATCGTGCTTCAGAGCCGCCTCGGTCATCTTCGCGTCAGTCTCTAGAGCGACTTGCTCGGTACGCATCTCTTCGATACGCGCCTGGGCAGCGAATCCCTGTGCCGCCATTTGGAGGTCTCTTTCCGTGGCGAGTTTTGCCAGTTCCCGCTCATGGGCTTGGTCGGACTTATTTTGGAAGAACTCTAAGAGCTTGGGAAGGCCAGAAATCAGCAGGCCACCAAGTGTAGAAAGTAGAGACAGCATCAGATCACCATCGCGTAAATCATGAGAGAGGTTCCGAGTCCACCGACCAGAACACTCACCCACAGGAGTTGAACCATTACTGCAAGAATCGCAGCAGATGAGAGAACAATGGAGAGCTGGAGCGCCATACCCGCATACGAGAACCAAGGACTCCGTGTCTTGGCGAGGTCACGCGCAGCCTCAGCAGCCCGAGCCTTCTCAGATATCTCCTCCATGTCGGCTCTTTGCTTTGCCTCCTTCTCCGAGGCTCCAGAGGTCTCATAGATCGTTGCCCTGACATTCTTGGCTTGATACCACGCCCAATAGTTATTTGCTTGAATCGTATTGTTCAGGACTTTGGAGGAGTTAGAGCCACCAAACATCCCATTCACGGCCAGGATCAACGCAAAGATAGAGATCGTGATCGCGGCCCATTGTTTGACATACGCCTCTCTCTCAGAGCGAGACATTGTGTTCGGCAGGACTCTCAAAATCCGCACTCCTTAGAAGACTTGCAATGGCCCCATCCTAGATAAGCCATGTATGCCATAGCACCAAGTGCTATAACGATGATGACCGCCCCAACGGTGGCCTCAATCATCTGAGCGATCTGTTTCTTTCGACGGGCTGCGGCTTCCTTCTCCCGCTTGGCCTCGAGCGCATCATCTCTGTTCATCTGAGCCACACGAATCTGGATGTTTTCCCAAACATCAGCATTTCCGGTGGTGAAGAACATCATCTTGAGTTCGTCTTCGAACTGCTTTTGCTGCATCAACTGGAGTTCGGCCTGAATCGCCATCCCCATGTTGGAGCCGCCCTTCTTCTTGGCCTGGGCTACAGCTTTCGTTGCCTCGTGCTTGGCATCGAAGTATTTACCCAAAAGAGGGCCAAGACTGCGAACATCGTCGACAGCCTTGGACGCCTTCTTAATTAGGTTAACCGCTGACGATACAGCAGCTATCGCGGTCAGCGGATCAACCATATTACAACTTGGTCACTAGACCGATCAAAAGAAGAATGATCGCCCCTGCGCTGGTAATCAGGATTTGCTCTAGCCGCTTGAGCCGAGCGTTGATACCAGCGTATCGCTCAGCACAAAGAAGCTCATGGCTAGAAAGGCGAGCGTCTGTTTCAGTAATCATCTTCATATCGTGCAAGTTGAGTGAAGTTTTCTCTTTGCGTTCAAATACGCCTGATGAGCGATATTTGGACTATCAAAATAACCTAAATGAATTTTTTTTCCATTTAAATTAATATGTGATGAGAATTTTTTACCAGCTTTATAATATGAAACACCAAGAAATCCGGTTGTGTTGTGGCTTGGTAGTTTTCTAAAATTGTGCACGTTTTCTTTTTGACTAACTTCTCTTAAATTGCAAATTCTATTATCAAGACCATCGCCGTTAATATGATCAATCAACTTTGGAAGCCTGCCGTGCACAAAAAGCCAAGCGAGCTGATGACCGCGAAGTCTTTTTCCGCAAACATTAATTTGCAAATATTTTCCAGCTACACATCCAACAATATCGCCAGATTTTTTTGACCCAGAAGTTTGTATTCTTGTAAAAATTCCCGTTTCCGCATCATAAGAAATATATTTACTGACGAGTTCTTTGGTAAATTGAGTTCCAATAAATGATACTGGGCCGCGCTTAACAGCCTCATGGGTCATGAGCTTTGACTCCACTTCTGTGACCATTTATCACGGCTCCTCGGGCCAGGTTACGTTCCAAGGGAAACCCTGCTGAGTAGGCACATCACGCAAGGCTTGACGATAAACCTCCCAAGCGCCAGGAATGTTCTCGTTGCGCTCGAGATGCTTAACCACCACCCAGTCGGTTTCCTTCAGCTTCTGGCTGCGCTGCTCACGCATAGCCTGAGACTGCTCGGCATCCTTCTGAGCTTTGTAGGCGGCTTCCTGCTGGGCGGCGGTCTGGGCAGGCTCAGTATCCGTTGCAGGACGGTCAGTAAAGATCGGCCCAAGAACGTGCTTGGTGAACCACTTACCATCCACCTGCTCCACGCCTTGACGCATGGAGAACTGGTAAACCGTGCCTCCGGTGGCTTGTGGGCCTTCAAAGACCACATCAGCCCCAAAAGCCTCTAGCACCTCGTCCGTGGTGCGATCCCATGACGGGCCACCGTTGTCCCGCGCCCAACGCCGGAGTTCATCCTCCAGCATGACTGCGCCAGTAGCGCGAATTCGGAATTCAGCCATTTGTATTGCTCCTTATGCGTACTTGTAGAACGTAACAGTTGTCGCGCCACAAGTCCTGATTGCGTGTTGCGCGGGGCATCCAGTTTCTTTGACCATCTGAATCGCTGTCAATGCTCTCTGTCTTGCTTCTT